AGACTAAATAAAAAAGGCGAGCAGTTCCCTTTTTGTGTTCAACGAAGAGAAGCTGAAGATAAATTTAACTATGTTTGTATCATCATCAAGAAAGAACCCGAAGTTAAGTATGTTCCTTTCGATTTATCAAAAAAGGAAGACAGGGACTTTCTAAGAGATAAGTGGGTAAGACACAAGGAACGCCATGTCGAGTTTGTAATTAGAGAATTTTCTTCTAATGAAAGTGGCAAGTGGAACACCTATTGCTGTTCAGCTAAAAGTCTTTTCAAAAACTACACATTTTTAGACGGCACACCGGTAGGGAAGAAGGTGGAAGAGTAAACCATGGTAGACATGAAGGGCAAGAAGAAGGGCTCTACATGTAGGCTTGTATGCATCTCTTATGCAGATGCATATGAGCTCCCGATATTATTCACAAGCAGTTTAGACGAGATTTCGGAATTTACAGGCGTTAAGAAAAAATCAGTAGCCGAGCAGTTATGCAGACAGAGAAGAAAACATACACCAGTCATTTGTATCGGTGGCTTCCATGTAGAGCAATTAGAGAAGATGTGACAATTTGTCACAGTGTATTTTTTTGGAGAGAAAGAGATGGGTGTATATGAAGAATATATTTAAATTAATTTTACAAATCTTGTTTGCTCTTTTAGAGGTCGTTCTATGTGCAATTTTCTTATACATAGTTATCAGTGTAGGACTGCCTCTAATTAATCAAATTAGCAATATGAAAAGGATATGAAAAAGTCATGAAAAAAACATCATTAACAGAAATAGGGACATTCTTTAGAGATACAGTTACTCCAGCCACAAGTTGGGTCTGCATGGATATGGACGGCATTCACATTTATGATGCCTCGGCAGGAGCAGATTATGCTCACTCTCCAAATTTTAATCATGCTGTTGGTACTTGGGACGCAAACGGTAATAAAGAAATTGCCACTCTACACATAGCTATCAAATACATTAATATTCGTAATTACACTATGTATAAAGATATCTTATTCTCTAAGTGTATAGAGTGTGTAAATATTAATATTCTAGATAATATATATAATACGAGCGTAAGACAAAAAAAGGCTCATAACAAATCAAAAGTTATTGCTTATTTTGTAGACGGTTCAACGATTCTTTTTGATTCGAAAGTTGAAGCTAAAAATTTCTTTGGTCTAAAAAGAACAGAGCAAATCAACAGATATATCGAATCAGGTAATCCTCTCCCCGACGGCACTACTACTATAGATGAGGCTTGTGACGATGCTTTCGTTCATAAGATTTTTAACCAAAAATCAAGTTCAAAATTTTGAAATCCAACTTTTATGCATTAGAGATTTACCCCACATCTTATAATGCAGGTGTTGATATCTTCTTTCCTCCAAAAAAAAGAGGTGCAACAATTGCTGATTTTCATTATCGAGGTGCCTTTTTTATAGCCTTATCTTCAAGCGACAGCTATTGGCGACCCGTTTGTTAATTAAAAAAAGACAAAAGGAGTTTTCAATTTGAAAGTTTTTGAAGCAAATATCAAAGATATAAAACCTTATCCAAATAACCCTAGAATCATAACTAATGAGGCAATAGAGAAGGTTGCAAACTCAATTAAAGAATTTGGAATGCAACAACCAATTGTTGTTGATAAAGACATGGTTATAATCGTCGGTCATACCCGATTAAAGGCTTGCGAATCTTTGGGCATGGGAACAGTTCCTTGTGTTATTGCAGACAATCTCTCCGAGGAGCAAGTTAAAGCCTATCGATTAGCCGATAACAAAACGAACGAATTTACAGATTGGAATTTAGAGTTACTTGATTTTGAATTAGAGGATTTATTTAAAGATAACTTCGATATGGAGCAGTTCGGATTTGAGCTTGATTCAACAGACGACTCTAAGGATTACGGCACAGATTTTACTCTTCCTGACGGGGATAAACCAGAAATCTGTCAGATGACTTTTACACTGCATGAACAACAAAAAGAGTTAATAGACGAAGCATTAGGATTAATTGGTGATAATTTTCAGGAGACTTTTGGTAATACAAATAAAAACGGTAATGCATTATACGAGGTAGTCAGAGAATGGGTAGAGCTAAAGAAATCGTCGTTAAGGTAATACCTGCAAATATTGCAGTTCCTTTCGTAAAAAAACATCACTATAGCGGTAAAGTTGTCCCTAATAGCCAGCTCCATTTTGGAGCATTTCTTGACGGCAAACTTCATGGCGTCATGTCTTATGGTCCAAGCCTAAACAAAAAAGGGACAATTAACCTTGTTAAAGATACTGGCTGGAATGAATTCTTAGAATTAAACAGGATGGCGTTTGATGATTATCTTCCTCGAAACTCAGAGAGCAGATGCATTTCTCAAAGTATAAAATTAATCAAAAAAAATGCGCCCCAAATCAAATGGCTTATTTCTTTTGCAGATGGTTGTAGTTGTGGAGACGGAACTATTTACAGGGCGAGTAATTTCGTTCTAACAGATATAAGAGAGAATGATTCTTTGTTAATAGACCCTCAGACAGGCGAAAAGATTCATCATATTTCTTGTTGGCATAAGGGCATCAGAGATTTATCTAAGTTTAAACCCTTAAAAGGTTATCAACTCAGATATGTCTATTTTATTGACAAATCCTACAGACAAAAATTAACAGTTCCTGAAATTCCTTTTTCTAGAATTGACGAGCTAGGTGCAGGCATGTACAAAGGCGAAAGAGTAACAGTCGAAGAACGACACGAACAAGGAAAGCTCACACTTGAAGAGAAAAACGAAACTAAAGAGGAATCTGAAACTTGAGCAAAAACTCCGCCTATCCCGAATTAAATAAAGCATCTTTCGAAACTCTTCTCCGATTACAATTCACACGAGAAGAGGTTCTTGTTTTTTTTGGGAAATCAAAAACGAGTCTAATCGAATGGGTTAAGAAAGAATATGAAGGAAGAACCTTTGAAGATGTCAAGCAAATGTGCACAATGCAGACACAAGTTAGATTGAAATCGACCGCTTTAAAAATGTCAGAAAAGAATCCTGCTGTTATGATTTTCCTTTTGAAATCAATTTGCCGAATGACAGAAGAAACTCCAGTACAGAAAGAGAACAACGATAAGAATGTTATATCTTTCACAAACTCAATCAAGATTGCAACTAAGGCTCTAGCCTCAACAGATAATAGCCCTTATATCGCGGGGCTACCAGAAAAGACAAATAACAACGATAACGAAAATCAAGACCATGAATAAAAAGACTCCCAAAAAGCATACTCGTCAAATAATGCAAATTCCTGAATGGAAATTCTCCCCGAGGCAGTTAATTTCTATGTATTGGTGGACAGACCCTCGATATAGTTATTGCGCTGGCATCATAGCAGACGGAGCAGTAAGAAGTGGAAAGACAGTTGCTCTATCTTTTGGCTTTTTGATTTGGTCTATGTCAAATTTTAATAACCAAAATTTCGCAATGTGCGGTAAAACCATTCAATCTTTTAATCGTAACGTCTTAACTGGCATGGCGAAGATGTGTTTTTCTCTCGGGCTTTATATTCAGCATTACAAGTCCGAGAATTTGGTTGTAATTTGGAACTCAGACAGGAGTGTTGTTAATAGCTATTATATTTTCGGTGGTAAAGATGAAGGCTCACAAGATTTAATTCAGGGCATCACTCTTGCAGGCTTACTATTAGACGAGGTCACTCTCATGCCAGAGAGTTTCGTTAATCAGGCTTTGGCTAGATGTTCTGTCACAAATGCTAAGGTATGGATGAATTGCAATCCCGAGGGCAATCAGCATTACATCAAGCGTCGATTCATCGATAACTATAACAAGCTTCAATTTTTATACATGCATTTCACAATGAATGACAATTTCACACTATCTCCCGAGCGCCGAGAATATTACGATAGGCAATATACAGGCTTATTCTATCGACGATATATCCTCGGAGAATGGTGTCTAGCCAGTGGCTTGGTTATGTCTTCTTTCAATCCTGATACAATGATTTACAACGAGGACGACCCCGAAGAGAGTTACACCGTTTCTTTTTCTGCAGGTGACTATGGCACAACGAATCCGACAGCTTTCTTGTGGTTAAGCTATAATGCAGAGAGAGATTGCTTTGATGTTAGAGACGAGTTTTATTATGCCTCTCGACAGACAGAAATCCAAAAGAGTGACATTGAATATTGCGAGATGCTTATAGAATGGGTAAGAGGCAAGAGCATACAGAGAGCCTATGTTGACCCGTCGGCAGCATCTTTTGCAGTTGCTTTAAAACAAGCTCATGTTTTTAACAGGCTTGAAAAGGCAAATAACGATGTTTTAGATGGCATACGTTGGACGAACTCTCTATTTGCCCTTGGATTATTGAGAGTTAATCGAAAATGCAAGAATCTAATTCGAGAACTTGGAGTTTACTCATGGGACGACGAAAAGAGTGAAAAGAGTGGAGAAGATTGTGTTATTAAGATTGATGACCATGCTGTAGATGCCTTGAGATATGCTTGTATGACTGAAATTTATGGACGAAAGACACAGTATGGGCTGAAGCATATAGGCTTGTGATGATAGGGATAGGAGAAAAAAATAGATGGGCTTTTTCTCGAAGTTGAAGGAGTTTTTTGGCAATATGTTTTCAAGAGAAGATATTAAAAAAGTTACTGGAGTGCCCCCACAGATTGCTAGTGGAATGGTTTCTGAGATTGAGTTATGGAGAGATATATATAGCAACACTCCTCCATGGAAGAAAGACCAAGAATTTGACAAATGCACAGGCTTTGCAAAAACTGTCTGCTCTGATATAGCTCGAAAAGCTACCGTCGAATCAAACATCTCAACAGGCAACGAAGAAGTTGATAAAACTCTACAACCATTTTTAAGTTCTCTTACTGACAAAGTCGAAAAAACTCTTGCACTTGGTGGCAGTGTTGTTCGACCTTTTTTTGATGATAATAAAAGAATTATCGCGACGACTTGGTATCCTGCAGATAGACTTGTGCCTCTTGCATGGGAAGGAGAGACCCTTGTTTCTGTTGCTCTTTTGGATTATGTAAAAGTCGCCGAAATGGAAGGAAAGACATATGTAAAAGTTGAATCACATATTTGGAATCAGAATGCAGAAACGATTACTAGCAAGGCATTTCAGTATCAGAACGGGACTTTTGGAGCAGAAGTTCCTCTTTCTGTTGTTAGGGAATGGGAGAATATAACACCAGAACCTATATTAATTGAAAATATTGAACACCCTCTTTTTACATATGTAAGAACACCAATAGCAAATAATATTGACGGCTCTTTTGTTGGTGTATCTTTATTTTCAAATGCAATAGACCAAATAGAAGAGTTGGATAAGAATTTCTCATCCATGGTATGGGAGAGAAGAGCTGGAGATTCGAAGGTATTTTTATCAGATTCTATGATTCCTCAGCGTAAAACATCCGACGGCAGATATGTGGACGATTTATCAGTATTTGATAGAAAGTTATACAAGAAATTAGAGGGTGGTATAGAGCAAGGCAATGCACTATTTGAAACAGTTTCACCAACATTAAGATTTGAGCAATATGTCAAGGAGGCTGATTCTATCATCTCTCTTGCTTGTAAGAATATGTCTCTAGATGCAAAAGCCTTCCTTGTCGACAGACAGGGCAATCCGGTAACAGCAGAGCAAATCTTAAGCGAGAAAAACGAAACTTATACAACTATTCTAGCTTTGCAAGAAAAGATGCTTATTCCTGCAATCTATCATCTTTTGGATAATATCCGAGCATTACAGACCCTCTATTCAGTCTCTCCAAAACTACCAGAAAATAACGAAGATATTGCAATTACATTCGGTGACTCTGTAATGATTGATGAGCAGACCGAGAAGAAGACAGCTATGGAAGAGGTCACTCGAGGAGTTAGGAGTAAACTCTCTTATCTTATGGAATATAGAAATCTTTCAGAAGAAGAGGCTATCAAAGAGTTAGAGAGAATTAAGGCTGATACTCCGTCAATTGATTATTTTGGAAATGAAGCTGGAGTCTAAGAAAAGAAAAATAAAATGTTAACGCCAACCGATTTTAGAGAAATAGAAAGTGAAGTTTCACGAATTTATTCTGATATCGAGACAGATTTAGTTAGAGCAATCTGTCGATATGTTGCCAAACACGAAGGCGATATCTCTATCGAAGAATGGCGAGCAAAAAAAAATATCGGTTGGTCTTCTTTTAAGCTTAATCTTGAAAAGATAGCATCAGTCGACTCTAAAAAAATATCAAAACAAATAGATACCCTCGTTGAAAAGGTTATCAATAAAAACAATGCGTCCGACCAAAAAATAATAAAAGCAATACATGAATACAAGAAAGATTCAGAGCAAGAAGTAAAAATTGAACCTACACAAATTCAAAAAGAAAAAATTCGTGCAATTATCGAAAATGCAAAGAATGGCATCAATCTGACAAATACAAGAGCAATTACAAATTCTCAAAGAATATTTGAGAGTGCAGTTAATAGAGCATACATAGAAGTCTTTGAGGGAAATCAAACCTTATCAAATGCAGTTGCAAAAGCTACGAAACAATTAGCAAGAGAAGGAATTACTGTTGCCAATTATAGCACATCTGGAAGACCTTATCAAATGTCAATAGATGCAGTTGTTAGAAGGAATGTTGTAACATCTGTTGCTCAGGCAACCTCTCAAATGACCTTAGAGACGGCTCAACAGAATAATTGCGATTTGGTTAAAACCTCGGCACACCTTGGAGCAAGACCTGAGCATTATTTATGGCAGGGTAAAGTTTTTTCGATCTCGGGCACGAGTGATAAATATCCTTATCTTTCAGACCCTCAAGAATCAGGAGGGACAGGTTATGGTACAGTGGATGGGCTATGTGGTTGCAATTGTAGGCATTTTTTCTTTCCTTACGTCGAAGGCTTTAATCCTGCATCTTATGGCATAGAAGATGCTACAGCATCAGAGAATGAAGAGATTTATCAAGCTACCCAAAAACAAAGATATTTAGAACGAGAGGTTCGTTCATGGAAAAGAGTGTTAAAAGTGTCACAAGACCAAAAAAACGCAAACGATATAAATACTGCGAATTTAAAAATTCAGGAATACGAAAGCAGAATAAAATTGCTTACAACTAAGTATGGAATCCCTCGACAGAAAGAGAGAGAGGAAGTTTGAAATCCATTGAATTGCAAATTATGTAAATTGTTAGACGCTATCCTTTTAATTGCCTTAGAGCTAAAGGCATATAAAAAGCTCTATCTCAAACATTAGAGGGGAGAACTCTATAAAAAACTCAAAAGGAGATAATGGTATGGCTATCAAAGGTTTAGCAGATTTGCTAAAGAAATTCAAAAGCAACGAAATTGACGAAGCAAAGTTTGAAGAAGAATTCGGAAAAAATCTCGCAACAGAGTTTATTCCAAAGTCTAAATACAACGAACTTTCAGAGGCAAAGAAAGTTGCAGAGAAGAATTTAGAAAGTGCAAATGTTACTCTCGAAGAACTCAAAAAGAATGCAGGGCTTTCTGATGAGTATAAAAAGCAAATCGAAGAACTTAAGTCCTCAAATAGCAAGGCACAAGAAGAATATCAGGCACAGTTGAAAAAGTTAAGAATTGATTCTGCAATTGATAGTGCTCTATCTAATGCAAAAGCAAGAAATATTAAGGCAACTAAGGCACTCTTAGACCCTTCAAAGATTATTGTTTCTGATAGTGGAGAAGTTACAGGAATCAAAGAACAACTCGAATCAATCGTGAAAGACAACCCTTTCTTGTTCGAATCTAAGACAGAAGAAAAACCTCGTTTTGGTAATGGCAAAAGTAGAACGAATGATGATGGTTCAAAGCCAACGCTAGAAGCTCTAATGATGCAGGCTGCAGGTTTATCATCTTCTGAAAAGTAAAAAAACAACCATAAATAGGAGAAATAAAGATTATGGCTAATTCAATCGCTTCTGTTCAGGAATATTTGAATTCGATTATTGAACAGACTTATAGAATGGCATCTCTTACAACATTCCTTGATACTCAGGGAGTTGAAGTTAATGCCTTTGCAAATGCAAAAACTGTTAATGTTCCAAAACTCGTTCTTGAGGGCCTCTCTGATTATAATAGGTCCTCTGGCTACACATCAGGTGATGCTACTCTTACTTATGTGCCTTATACTCTCACAAAGGATAGAGGCAAGAAATTCATGCTCGATGCTGTAGATAATATCGAATCTGCTGGCGTTGCTCTTGCAAATCTTGCTTCAACATTCCTTCGTGATTACGTTGTTCCAGAACTCGATGCTTATAGATTCTCTCAGTATGTAGATGGTGCAGACTCTGGACAGGTAAAAGCTCAGGCTCTTACTAAATCTAATATTATCGGAGCTATTGATGATGCAAGCTCTGCTCTCACAGATGCCGAAGTGCCACAGGAGAATAGAATTCTCTTTGTTTCTTCTGCTACAAAGGCTCTCATGATGCAGGCTATGGATTCTTCAAGATTCCATACATCAACAGTTATTAATAGAAATATTACAATGTTTGATGATATGCCTCTCGTTGTTGTTCCTTCTGGTCGTTTTTATGACGCCGTAACTCTTAAGACAACAGGTTGGGGGCCTCGTGAAGCAAGTGGTGCAGGAGTATCTCCAGCAGTTGCAGCAGCAGTTGGTCTTAACTTTATTATGATGGATAGAACAGCACCTCTACAAATTGTAAAGCACAACCCTGCAAGAATCTTTTCTCCTGACCAAAATCAGGATGCTGATGCTTGGGTTTACAATTATCGCTGTTATCATGATGCAATCATCAGGAAGAACAAAGCTAAGGGTGTTTACGTCCACAAGAAGGCTTCAGCTTGATAATGTTTGATTTGTCGAAGTTAAGAGAGAGATAAAAAGGAAAATAGAAAAACATGGCTTATTTGTCATACGAAGAATATAAAGAATTATCACTCGTGCCAGATGAAAAGAGATTATCTGAATCTTTATTCGAGGCTTTCGAAATCTATGCAGAGGTCGTTATTAACAGTTTTACTTTTGATGCAATCGAAAAATATAATCTGTTGAACGATGAATATTATGCACCGAAGGTTAAGAAGGCTGTAGCTTATCAAATAGACTATATGAACGATGAAGAAAACAACTCGGATTCTTCTCTTTCAACTTTTACAAAAGAGGGGGAGAAGGTTATATCTTCGCACTCTGTTACAGTCGGCGAAACAAGTGAATCAATTTCGTATGACAATAGTGCCATTAATTCAAACGGCAACAGCATAGAAAATAGAGCAAGTGGTGGTCTTAAGGTTTCTCCTCTTGCTGTTCCAATTCTTGCAAAAGTCCGAGCATTAGGCAGGGGGATTAGATGAAAAATTCCCAATTACAGTTGATGTTCTCACAATCTGTTTTATGGTCCGAAACAGTCGAAGCTACTTCTTCACTCCAAGCCGAAACAAATAAAGAGCATAAATTAGAGTGCGTTAGAATTTCAAAAAATAACAGCGGTCGGGCGCTGAATAAGGACGGAGAGAGTACTGCCAGTTCTTCAACCCTCTATATCCTTATTGGTTATTCTCTTTGTGACAGCAAGAACGAGTTACCGAATTTAAAAATCGGAGACGAAATTACAACTGTTGCAGGGCATATAATGGTTGTTACAGAGATTCGGCAACTCTATGGAGTTAACGGTTCTCTGCATCATCTAGAGGTTGTATTGCAATGATTACTGTTAAGATTCAGATGCAAGATTTAACAAAGAAGTTTGAAAAAAGAGTAAATCGAGCACAGTTTTTGTTAGATTCTCAAATCGTACAAGACACAAGCCCTTTTGTTCCTTTTAGAACTGGCATGTTGGATTCATCCGTTATGCGTGCATCACAAATTGGCAACGGCGAAATTGTTTATGATACTCCATATGCAAGAGAAGTTTATTACGGAATAAGCAACAGAACAGGTAGAAAACTGAATTACAATAAAACCTTTCACCCTCTAGCTTCGGCACAATGGATTGAGCAGAGCAAATCTGCTTATTTAGATAAATGGATTGAAATAGTAAAGGAGATTCTTTCAAATGATAATTGATTCTATAATAGAGTTTCTTAATGAACAGTCGAAAAAGGTCAATCTGCCTTCGGTTATGCTTGATTATTTAGCAAATAAGGATTCTTTGTCTTTGCAGACTATAGGGCAACCGAGCATTGAAAAGGCATATATCGACGGCACCACATTAAGAAAGGTCTCTTTCAGATTAGCAAGGAAAAGTAGTGAGAAATACTCATCTTCTCTTCCTTCATTGCAGATTATTTCTTCTTTAGAATCTTTCGCGTTACTTTTTGAAGGTATGAACAATTTTAAGCTTGACGATGATTATACAATTGTAAAAGCAGATGTTTCCTCCCCTTCAATTCTGGCACGAGAAACTGAAAAAGATGTCGTTTACGGAGTGACGATAAATGTCACATATATAGGAGATTAAAAAGATATTATGGCAGGAAAAATTGCTGTAAAAAACACTCATAGGGCTATTTTTCTCGATACCTCTGGTGGTTCGGGGGATGCATCTTATGAGAGACTCGGAAATGGTGTAACAAGTTTTACACCTTCAACAAATCCAACTGTTGACACGAAGCATTATATTGATGCAAGCTCTCCTTCTCATAGTGTTACTGCAGTAGAGAGACAGTATGCTTTTAATGCTGATGTTATTAAAGGAGAACCCTGTCTTGATTATTTATCAGGACTTGACGGAGCTACTGGCGATAAGTGTAAGAGTATCATGATTGATGTCGACCTTGCAGGAGAGGCAACAAGCGGCGCTTATCCTGCTAAAAAATATAACGTCCTTATTGCTATTGAACAGCCATACTCTATTGAGGGTGGCGAGAACCAACAGATGTCGGGAACGATTTATACGAACGGTGATTATGAAGAAGGAACATTCAACCCTTCAACTAAAGCATTTACTGCAAAATCTACAGGCTAAGAGATTGTTGTAGAAATCCGTAGAATTAACCTCTTGAACCTCGGTATAGAGCTATCCTTATATCGAGGTTCATTTTATTTATGGAAGAAAGCAAAGCAGAAAGAAAAACAGTTGAAACATTTAAAGAAAAAATTATTCTAACTACTACCGACGGAAAAGAATATTATTATGTCTTTAACAAATCGATACCAAAATATTGGCAAGAATTGAGAGACCTTGTTGCAAAAGATAGAAATGATTTCTATCAAGCTAAATTAATCTCTGCAAAAGATGCAGAGCAGGGGGCTTGTTACCTCTTAACAAAAGATGCAGAAAATGCTCGGGAATATATCAATCTTTTTTACCAAATTGCAGTTGATGATGATACAGTTGACGGCGATAAATGTGCAATGAAAATCTTTGAGCTTGTTGATTTGGATGCATTAAGAAAGATAGCTGTTACAATTATTGAGGCATATTCAAATTATTATCACAAGAAGATTCAAGAGGGATTTTCTAGATGATAGAATACTCAATCCTCACCCATGATTTACCGACATCAATCAAAGTCAAAGACAAAGAATACAAAATAGATTGTAGGGTTTGTAAAATTCTACAGGCTCTCTATATTTTAAGTATGGACGAATTAGACCTGCCCTTTAGAATTGGTGAGGTTACATCTTTGCTTTTGGGGGATAATACCAAATTTGAGGCTGATGATTTTTTAGAAGTATGGAGCGAAATCGTAAATTTTCTCAGTGGCTATCCAAAAAGAAATACAACAGAAAGCAAGAAACAAGTCCTCTCTTACTCTCAAGACCATGACATCATTTATTCTGCATTCAGGCAGGCTTACGGATTATCTCTAAACGAGATTAAAAACATGCATTATTGGGAGTTTCTCTCTCTATTAGCTGGTCTCCCTGCTGATACTCGATTGAGTGGAGTTATACAGATTCGATTAACCGAAATTACATCAAAAGACAGTGCCGAAGTGAGAAGGGCAAAGATTAAAGCAAAACAGGCTGTAAGCATCAAACCGAGAGTTAGAGAAGGGCAAGAAAGGGAGTCGGGCACAGATATCATTTCGAATGCATTAAATAACGAAAACGACGAATAGAAGGAATTAAAAAAACAAAATGGCTGACGGAAAAGTAATCATAGAAACAAAATTAGACACCTCGGGGCTAGAGACTGGAGCAAAGCAGGCAACAAGCACTGTTAATAATCTCGGCAAGAGTATGAAGAATGCGAGCGAAAATTCAGAAGCTCTCGATAATGGACTTCAGGGGGCAACAAAAAGTTTAAAAACTCTTGAAACCGTTGCAAAAAGCAGTATAGTTATAAAACTCGCGAATTTAGCAATCGAGACAGTCGAGAAAATAGGTGAAGAAACAGATAAGGTTTCGACGAAGTTAAATGCAGCTTCTACCCTCTATGGTGATGTTGCTGTTGACCAACAGAGACTTCTCGAAAATCTCTATGCTATTTCTAGTCAAACGGGTGAGAGTGTAGAAAACCTCGGACAATCAATCTATGATGCTTTATCTGCAGGAATCGAACCGACCGAAGATATGGCAAATGTCCTTCAAATCGTTGGAGAATCTGCAAAGTTGGCAAAAGGTGGTTTTACAGATACAAGTACAGCTTTGTCTGCAACTATCTCTGTTTTAAATGCCTATAAAATGGATGCATCTAAAACGAACGAAGTCCAAAATATGCTATTACAGACACAAAACAAAGGTGTTACAACTGTTGGAGAGTTGGGCTCGGCTTTGGCGAAGGTAACTCCGACTGCGGCAGCTTTTGGCGTTAAATTTGAGGATATAGCAACATCAATTGCCTTGATGACAAAACAGGGAACAAAGACAGAGGTTGCTACAACAGCCCTTGCTCAAGTAATTTCAGAGCTCGGAAAAAGTGGCACAACTGCTAGCAAGAATTTAGAGAAAGCTGCAAAAAAAGCAAAGCTTACAGATACAAGTTTTAAAGGCTTACTCTCTAGTGGAAAATCACTCGGGGAGATTTTAGAATTAATGTCAGATTATGCAGAGGCTAATGGTCAGAGCATGGTCGATATGTTCTCTTCAATCGAGGCAGGAAGGGCGACTCTCCAATTAGTCGGCGAAAATTCATCATCGTATGCAGAGATTCTTGACTCAATGCATGATTCTACGGGCTTAGTACAGCAGGCATTTGAAAAGACTGTAAAACCCACAGAACAGCTAGCCTCGGCATTTAATAATTTATTCTCAAATATCGGCATGCAGTTTAAACCTTTGGTTGATACATTAGCCTCGGGGCTTGCATCTGTTATAACAAAAATGACGAAGCAGGAGACAACCTCTCAAGACCTTTCTACGGCTTTAGATTCTTTAAAAAACTCTACAAATGGAGTTAAAAAGGCACAGGAAGATTTAAAGACAGCAACAGATGAAACAACGACAAGCCAGTATAAGCAGTCTCTAGCATCTCTGTATGATTCGGTCAATAAAGTTTCAGATGCCTATAACAATGCACAGGCACAATTGAAGAAATATAATAAGCAAGCAAATGACGCGTGGACGATTGCAGATGAAGCAGCAAATAAAAGCGCTGCTGCTTTAAAAGAGGCGCAGAAATTAAACGAAAAAATCACATTTGAAGACTTAATAAAGCAATGTAAAGAATGGCGAGATGGTGCAGAAGATTTGGCTAGCATTTTTCCTTATCTTGCAGAAAATCAAAGAGATATTTATGCCGAGAGCGTTCTTGAGTTTGACGATTTATATAAAAATTATGAAGCAAGCAAAAATGTTGCTCGAAGTTATTCAAATGCGATAGCCGAGTATGTTAACGAAATGGCTCAACTCGTCAAAGAGGGAGGATTATCGATTGATGTCCTTACTACTGTAAACGCAGACCTTGCGAGGGCTGTCGAGAAGGCTCTTGAAAATACAAAAGATGCTACAAAAGCAACAAATGATGCTGTTAACAATACAAGTACTAATGCAAACAACAAAATAAGTAAATTCAAGGACGGTTGGAAAAATTTCTGCAAATATCTTGGCTCTAGTGCCGAGGATTTATCAAAATCTCTCGCAACAGGACTCGGCTCATCTTTAGAATCTTTTATTGAAGATTTATTAACGATAGATGAGCAAGTTGCCGAAATTGACACAGAATTACAAGATGCATTCAGTAATCAAGAAGACAATGCAAATTCCCTTCTATCAGCTGAACAAAAATTGCAAGATGCCAAAGCTCGAGGAAATGCCTCGGCTATAGCACAAGCACAAGAAGAAGTTGATAGATTGAAAAAACAACAAGAGGCAATAAAAACAACAATATCTAGTCTTCAAGACCAAAAGAAGAGCATACAGGACGGTTCTAAAGCTTGGGGAGATTTTGGAAAAACAGCTTTGCTTGCTCTTGCTGATGTTCTAGAAGCACTCGGAGCACAGTTGGCAGCTCAAGCAGTTTCAATGGCATTTTCTTTTCGTTGGGTTGAAGCTGGTCTTGCAACTGCAGGTTCTATTGCAGCATATGCTGCAGCCGCTGCCATAAAAGCAAACGCTCAAAAATTCGCAACAGGTGGTATTGTGCAAGGTTCTAGTCGGCAAGGAGACAATGTGCTTATAAGGGCTAATGCAGGAGAGCTTGTGCTTAACACAGCCCAGCAAGACAATCTTGCTCGATTAATTGAAGCCTCGGCAAGTTTAGCACAGGCAACAGGAGAGGGAAGTAGTGCAGTAAATATTAGATTTGAAGGCTCTTTCTTCTATGGTCTCGATGAGCCTGCAGTTGGTAAGGCTATTTATGACAATATCCAAACTCTCAAATATGAAGGAGTTATTTAACACATGACTAATGAATTACAGGTTTTTATTAAAGAATTAGGAGATGCCTCTTGGACAGATATTACATCAAGAGTTGTTAAGGCTAATTTTAAAATTAAAGAGGGGTTCGGTTCTCTTGGTGGCTCCCTGAATCTTTCTAAATTAGATATCACATATAAGGCATCAGACCTTGCTGTAGCATCTATCTTTCATACAACAGCAAAGATTATCAGAATTAAAAAGAATGGTGCTGTTATTTGGGAAGGCTTTACAGAAGGCAGTTCTACTGTGAACTCAACGGATTCTTCCAAATTGGCATGGGTTAAAGTTTCAGCATATCCATATATTCATGCATTAGAAAAGATTGTTGCTCCTGCTGATGAGGTTTTCTATGATATTTTTATATCGAAACAGACTACCGACAAGACATCATTATTAGAGCGTCTTTGGTCAAGGATGATAGGGAATGCAGAAAGTCCATACAGAGAGTTTCTAAAAGATTCTGTTACAATTATCTTCCCAACAATTGAAGTGAAAAGACCAATTGTTGTAATTGAAGAGGGTGATAATTATCTAACAATCTTCAATAAAATCTTAAAACAATATGGTTATGTTTTTAATCTTGACGGATTTATTGTTCGTTTTGTTCAACCTTTTGCTGACGATTATCGAGAGATAAAACAGATTCCATTTTCTAAAATTGAAACAAAACCAACTATAAAAACAGCTCCTTATAAATCAAGCTCTCGACCAATTATCACTATCTCTAAAATTATCACTAGAGATAATTGTCAGGTTTACTCTTTAGCACAGGAAGGAGAGAATGCCGAGCACGAGTTGTATATCAATTCAACATTCCCAGAAGAGGGAGAATATGAAGACATTAAATACAGCAATCAAAATATAGAGACTGATAACATTTCTTTTTATTATGCAAAGAATCCGACTATGTCATATCAGGCTCGATACTCTGATAACTCAAGTGATGCTGTCCTTGCAGAAGAAGTAAAAGAGTTAAATGGCACTAGTGCTAAAGTCAAATTAAGAAATACAAGCACAGTTTTATCTTGTTATCTTAATCAGCTAAAAATTACAGCGGAAAAAGCTTATTTTTTGGACAAAACAACACAGGTCACTCCAACGGCATCAACTATCGGAGATAAGAAAGAAGAAACAACAGAATGGCTCTCTACTGAAAACGATGCTAATAATTACATTAATTTTTTGCTTGCAGAACAAAAAGCCGAAACATCATCTTTCACATTTAAATCTGAACTTCTAGGAAACGAAGTCCGTCCGAATAATTTAATAAAAATTGGAGATATTCAAGCTCTTTATCTTGTAAGAAACATCAGCACGGATATAACAACTAACGGAAAAGAGTATAGCTGTGTTCTTTTTGAATTACAAAAAAAGACTACAAAAGTTTATGCAATGAGAGGATTAAAAAGAGTCGGTGCAAAAGGCAACAAGGGAGATAGGGGAGCAAATGGCTCATCCAATGCCCTTATCACTCTCTATAAGAGGTCTGCAACACAGCCTTCTAGCTTTGACGGTGGAGCTTTAACTTATACATTTGCAACAGACACTCTATCAGGCAACCTCGGTACTTGGAGTAGAAGCATCTCTAGTGGCTCTAATCCTCTTTATGCAATTACAGCTCGAGCATATGGCACAGGAGAGACAGATATAATCGACATCGGAGAATGGTCAACTCCAGCTATTCTTTCAGAGAATGGCACTAAAGGAGAGAATGGCTCTACTGTAGCTGTTATTACTCTATACAAGAGAGGAGATTCAGCACCTGCCACTCCTTCGAAGACTGTTTCATTCTCTTTTCATACCTACACAGTCACAAACTCTGACGGATGGACATTAGGCATTCCTTCAGGCTCTGCACCTTGTTGGTCTATATATGCTACAGCAGTATCTGCAAATGGTGTCTCGGATACAATCGAGCCGAGTGAATGGTCTACTCCAATTAAGGCATTTGAGAACGGTGCTAAGGGAGAGAAAGGAGACACTGGAACAGCAGGCTCTTATCTATCTTTCTTTGTCTCAAGAATCCTTGTTGATTGCTATGCAGAAGGAGATATCATCGGAGATGAAAAGATTACATTTAATGCCCAATCAGACGGAGAAATAACATTAGAAATAGATGCAACTCCAATTAAGACAGCAACAAGGCTCTTAGAGTATTCTGCTACTCCGGCTCAAGTTCTTGGAGATAAGCAATCTGTTTTAGTTGTTGCAAAAACAAGCAAGATTCAGCAGAGCTATACAATTTCTAGAGTTATCAGAAAGGGTTCTCTTTCAATTACTGCTGATAAGTCATCAATCCCTTTCTATGCTGATAATGTTCCACATTCTTCAGCAGATAAGATTACTCTTTCTGTCTCTGCTGTAAATTATAAAAATACTCCGAAATTGTATTTGAATGGAGTTGCTCAGACTGTAGAGAGCAAGAGTGACTATACATTTGATGTCTCACAGTCAGCATTTAAGAATACAGATACAATTGTTGCCAAGATAATATGTGGGCAAGATATTGATAGCATTATTCTTTCTAAAGCTCTTGATATTGGTTCTCTTACTCTTACAGCAGATAAAACAGGCTTTGAATACTATGCAGACAATGTAGCAGTTAATACAAGCGAAAAAGCTACAATTACAATAGAGCAACAGGGCTACTCGAAGATGCCTGATTTAATCCTCAACTCTGTAAAAACAACATACACATCAACAGGGAACAAAGGCTCTTATTCTATCCCAATTACAGCTTTGCAAGACATATCATCTCTTGAAGTAAAGATTGCTAATGAAAAGGAGATGAAGGCTTTACAGATAATCAAGACAAAGCAGAATCCAAGCATTATATTACAGGTCTCTACACCTGTTGTTGAATTTTATTATGATAATGTCGCAATTTCAGGCAATGTCACTTTAACGGTTAAATATTCAGGGCTTTTCTATGCTCCTCTCTGCAAGATTGGAACCACACAGGTTGCTTTATCATCAGCAGGAGTGGGCACAATTTCTATTTCATCTTTTAAAGATGTTGATAGCCTCACAGTTGATGCTTATGCTCAGAAGAATCTTATTTATTCAGTCTCTCAGACTATCACAAAGACAAAGAGACCATTGAATTTATCTGTCGGAGCATCTGCAACTCAATTTAGTTATGACAGTAAAAATGCTGTATCTCCTAGCTCTATTACTCTAACCAACTATACAACCGGATTATCTAATCCAAAATTGGTTATTCTTAAAGTTGGTGGTACTGCTAAGACATGGAGTGATACAAATACATTTTCTATTACTCCCGATATGATTACAGGCAGATATCTCAATATTGAGCTTAGTTATGGCACTGAAAAGACTAGCATGATTATCACTAAGACCTATGACGGAAAAGCAGAGATTATACAGTATTCCAAGACTAAAAGTTTTAAAATCTATCCTGATGATGAATATAGCTTTACTTATAATGCCTCGGGCTTAACATACAACGGTCAAACATTTGTATGGACCATTACTTGGTCTGAAACAATCCCTGATATATCATCTAATGAGTATCTATGGAGAAGGTCAAGGAACTCTGAGACTGATGCTTGGCAGTATACTCGATTAACTGGCATTCAGGGAGATAAAGGAGAGCAAGGTGGTGGAGAGTATCTCGGTCATTACACAACTGCCCCGACAAAAAAGCCAAATGGAGATTCTATTGCAAATGGTGATTATTATCTAAACACAGCTACAGTTGGCTCTCCTCTGCCTTATAGATACAAGAATGGTCAATGGGTTCTTATTACTACATCTGACAAAGACTGGTCACTAATAGCATCTGCAACTATGGAAGATGTTAACAACTTTGGTGGTGCTCTTCTTTCTACATCATCTTATTATGCATTCTTTCAGCTCTTATCAGCACAGAAAGCTTTCGTGAACTCCTTAGGAGCACAGAATATCACTCTAAATGAAAATGGTCTCATACAGAGCGAAAACTATGAGTCTACCGAGGGTGCAGAGGGCTTTAGAATCAATGCTGACGGTTCTGTCGATTTTTCTACAGGCACTTGGAGAGGTAGTTTTGCAAACGGTCTATCCTTTATCCCTGCAACTCACATGATTGCAAAAAAGACTATGACTCACAAGCAAGTTTATCAAGCAATGAAAAAGGCAGGCATAGTATCAGGCATTTACAAAACTGCAGATTTACAAGCCTTTGTTGATACAGGAGCAATTAGTGGGGAAAATGGTGAAAGTGCTCCATATACATCATCAGGAATCAATACCGGTAATGGTTTTGCTTGTCTCGATTATGCCCAGTCAGCATTAACGATGAATATTCCTCTTTTCACAACATTCTCGGGCATCTTACCAATCAATCCTGATTTGTATTTAATTTTTCATGGCACAAAAAATGGTAGTACAGTAACAAAAAATGTTTACCTTGTTACAAAAACAATGCTTGCAACAGCTCAGTTTAATACATCAGAAATCTATGACTTTACTAGTTTAAAGCAATACCCTCAGTCAAGCTTGGTTAATTGTATTACAATTTCTGCAGATGATAAGCCTAAAGTTGTTTTCATTGGTGCAGTCGTAAATGGAAAACTGATTGCTCACGATATTGAAGCAGGAACAGTCGGTCTCTACTCTTTTAATACAACAACAATGTCTACAACAAAAGAGGCTACTCTCAACTTAATATCATCATCTTGGACTATAGAGAGAGGATATGCACCAAGCTATAATTACCATGAGTTTACAGATAGTTCAGGCAAATACTGGGAGACAAGCCTTGTATCAGCTGATTTTAAGAGCTTTGCAATAAGTAAGACTGCTGACTTAAAGACATACAGCGTAATCTCAACTTATACTACTGCATATACTTCTAACCCACCAATTCCTCTTGATGTCGTAAGAGTAGGCTCAAGAATATTTGGTCAAATCTTAGAACAAACAACTGTATCTAATACAATTCATAACACTCTTTATTTTGCCGAGTATAACACGACAACAAAAAAATGGGATAGAATCCCTGATTCGTATTCTACTGTTGAAGATTTGGCATCAATAAATATTCCTTCTCTTTTAGTAAAAAATGGAGTAATTTATGGCTCAAAATCGGGTTATGATTTATTCTCTTATAATCCGACAACAAGTGTTTTTGCCGACCTGTCCAGTATTTTAAAGACAGGCTTACCAACAACTGTTTCCTGTGACAAGAAGATTAAAGAATTAGTTGAAGTTGTTAAGCCTCTAACTTTTGACTATGTAACAAACTATACAAATAATACTGTTAAATACTCTAAAACTAAACATTGGCAAAATCTAAGAGTGACCGGCATTTCATGGAGTACAAAGCTTAATGCTCTTATAATTTCGGCTAATGTGCACGAAAATGATGGCATTTATGCTCCACTATTTAACATTGTTTATTCGTACGATATTACAACAGGCAAAACAAAGATGATTAGTCCTATCTTTGCAGCAATTGAGACAGAGAATACAACAGCTGAATTTAATCCGATTAACCCTTATGTGGAGAGTTCATCTATCTATGCAATTTCAGCAGGCAATTCAGTTCTTGTTTCAGAAATTCCAACAGCAAATGAAATGTCTTTCACTGTAAATAACATCAAATTTACTGACCTTTTTGCTTTCTATAACGGCGAAAAAACTCTTGATTCTGTGCTATTTCCTACTCCTGCATCTGTGCCTCTTGGCATTAAATCACAGTTTCAGCTGTGGGCAAGCTTAGAAAAAGAGGTCCTTATATCTAAAGCTGTGGAATATGGAGATAACAGACTCTATAACACAACTGACACAACTCTGACATTCCATTGTGCAGTGCCATTTGCACACGAAACCAAAATGATCATCAGAGAAAAGGCAGATGCTTATGAGATAATCTTGGGCACATATCGATTACTGGGTTATTCATCAGGCATGTTCCCTTCATTTTTCGGACCAAACAATAAGGCTATGATGTCAATATTGAGATTTGAAATCTTTTCATCTGCTGATGCAGAGCCAATACTCACAGTTAAAAAGAACTCTGACGAAGATTTTAATGCAAGCTTTATATGGGATTTCCCTGCACAGCTGACTGTAGCAGAGGATATAAAAACAGTAGTTAAAGCTGATGTTTTTAGGGACAACATAACCATTACAAATAAATCTTAAAGAGAAGAAAGGAGTATAATCTATTTATGGCAGTCGAATTTAAAAATCCAATCACATTAACTAAAGACTCAACTATATATGGGCATCAATCTCTAGATGAAGGAGGCTTTCCAAAAAATGCAGGCAATGCAAAAGTCTCTCAAATTTTAGATTTAGCCCAAACACAAACGCTAGAAAATACCCATGTCGGGGGGAGAAATCTGCTATACAACTCAAAAGGACCAAGAGTTGTAGGACCCTCTAATACAGGGGCACCGGCAGATAACTATAAGTATGCAACTTATGTCATAACCGAGCCTGTTGAAGTAAATGCAATATATACCTTTACTGCAAGAATAGAGGTTCTAAAAGGTGACATAGACACTATTACTGTTTATCCACACGACCCACCAGCAGTTAGTAGGAACTTGCCATTAAAAGAAGATGGAACGATTTCTTTTACTGGTATACTCACAAATAATAAATTGCCAACGACAATACTGGTATATGCAGGAATAGCAGGGCAAACTCGAGACAAAAGCATAGAAATCTCCGAAGTCAAGCTCGAAAAAGGCAACATTGCCACCGATTGGACTCCAGCACCTGAAGACGAAATCAAATCTGTGACAACCGAGTATTATCTCTCTACATCTGCAACATCTCTCTCCGGTGGCTCATGGTCTACAAGTGCTTCCACATGGGTTAATGGTAAATACATGTGGATGAGGACTGTGGTAACTAATGGTTATGGAGATAAGACATATACCCCATCTGCCAATGGTGTATGTATTGCAGGAGCAAAGGGTGATAAAGGAGATAAGGGAGATAAAGGTGATAAAGGTGAAGCAGGAACTACAACTTGGGCAGGCATTACAGATAAGCCGTCATCATTCCCACCAAGTGCTCATAATCACGATGACCGATATTATACAGAGGCAGAGATAGATACCAAATTAGAGGGCAAGGCTAATGCTAGCCATACACATGATGATAGATATTTCACCGAAACCGAAATCGGCGAATCGGTAACAACTGATACTCTCACCGCAGGCTCAATACAGCCGAAGGGAGATGCCAACATCGGCTCTCCTAACCAGAAGTTCAATAAGGTGTATGCGAAAACTCTAAATTTCGATTCTCTGCCCCAATCTGCAAGAGAAATTATTAACATGCCTATAGCAGGAGCAAACACGAGAGATGGAACAGAGGGTTATCTCAAATGCATATCCATAGAAATCACCGGTTCTTATGCAAATGCCCCTATCTCTTGGAGAATTACCCAGAGGAATACTCGATCTTCATATAATCTTAGATTCATGAATGCTCCCCACTCCGTGGTTAAAGCGGGCATAAAGCTTCTTAGAATTACTGATGTAGCCGACGGTTTTCCTTTTGGTGTTTATGGTGTTGTTTCAGATTCAACAACAATTGATATATATATCCAAAAAAGCGAAGGGTATGATTATATCTCTATTAATAGTTGCGATTTACCGGGCTATATGATCAACAGATGCATAATCACATATCCATTAACATTTACATCGTCTTTGCCGGACGGTGCAGTACAAGCATCATGTCCAGCCTATATAACCGAATCAGGTCTCTATGGTGCAGTCTTTAACTAGGAGGTGGTCATGGCAAGTGGCGATTTAATTAATTACGCAAATTTCAAGGCAACCCATGGTGAAAGTTGGGACCAAACGACAGAAGGAACTAACAGTAGTAGTGCTCAAACAACTTTTATTTGTGCACCCTGTTTTGTTACAGGCTTATACATCAATTCTGCATGGGCTTGGGATGGGATAACAGCAAATTGGACTGTATCTTACTACAATGGGTCATCATGGGTTACAGTCTTAAATGAGAACAAATCAACGTCAGGCATTAATAATGGCTATTGGACTAAATTCTACCACAATCGTAGTTCAGAAGGCACAAGCAGTGGTGATAAATCCAATTATCACTTGTGGAAAATAACTGCATCTCCAGTATCATCCACAGGAGGATGGACTAGTAGTTTGTCATGCAAGATAGGAGCATGGGTTGGGGGCATTGCTATGATGACTGAAGCAGAATACAACAATGTTTGCAAAGGAAAATTAATGAAAGGGTATCAGCCTGCATATTTCACTGGAAGTGAATCAGACTTTCTTTCAAACTATAGTCCTCAAGCAAAGAGAGGAACACTAATATCGGTATCGACAGGAACATATAAATGGCTAGGAGCGGGAGATTATTGATATGGCATTACAAATGAATTTACCAAAAGACAAAAACCAAATGTATTTCGACTTTCCAAATGCTTATTGGGTTATCGAAGATTTAAATTACACAACAACTGCAGTTGTATTTAGACTAAATGTCTATCCCAATAGAGAGAGTAAGCTAATGCAGAATCATGTTTTAGAGAATCCTTCTGTTGGTATTGGTGGTTGTCTAAATGTTATCTCATCAAGACTTTACACATGGCAAGCTGTCACAGAGATTTCAACAATTTTTCCCACGGGTATTCCTCTATCTGAAAACGAACAGAAGACAGCAATCTACAACTGGATTAAATCTTACACAGGGCTACCATTCGAAGATGTCCTTGAAGAATAGCTAGAGTTTATGGCTCTTCAAGGGTATAGAGAGCAGTTTAAAAAGTAAACAAAAGCCCCCTCGGGCATTCAGAGGGAGCAGGGGGTGTAGAGTTAACTACACATTGGTAGAAATTGTTACACAGCTACCAAATTGATTAAAATTATTTTAATCCACAACTTTCGTTGACGTGTTTAAATATAGATTAGCTTTCTTGCTCTGTCAATCTTTATTTTTTTTTAATTAAAGGGCTGACGATTAAATCAGCCCTAGTTTTTTGGTGTCTTTTTCAAAAGGGACAGATATCAGAGTATTAGCTGTTGTAATTTTACGACATCTGCTTCACTCAAATTCAAATTTTTATTAATAAATGGAATAGGAATATAGGTAACACCATATTTGTGCGCGGCTTCCTTCATTCCATTTAAAAATTTTTCAGCATCTATTTGCCCGTCCTCGCATATGCAACCCATTCTTTTTAAAAATGGTAAGGCATCGTTCAAATATGAAGCAAGTACAGGTCTCTTAAAAAAGCCAACAACCCATTTCACAGGAGTATGAAATCTAGTGACGATTTCTTCTTCGACGAAGATTTCGAGTCCGTCTAATATCTGTTCTTCTGATACTGGCATCTTTCACACTCCTCGCCTTAGGCTGATGCTCCTGTTGTGGGGGCAGTCCAAGAGTTAAATTCTTTCATTGGCTGAGGACATACATTAGTGATAGGAATGACAGTCTTTGTTAAGCTGTTTAAGACTGCAATCTGATTTTGCATGACACTGATGTTAGAGATTACCTGAGCATTGATTACACCCTGTTCTGCCTTAAAATTGTTTACAGTTCCTTCAAGGGTTCTAATTTTAGAATCCAATCTTTCGTAAACATCAATCATTTTGCTATCGGTGTTTTTTTCTGCTCTTAATAGTGCATTTTCAGATTCCAATGAGCTAATTTTCTGTCCCTGCTCAAATTCATCCTTGCTGACCCATTGTGGGACTTTCTGTCCTTGTGCCCCATAGCCGTTATTAAAGCCATTGAAAAACCCACCGAGTCCATTTCCAAGGACTCCGAGTCCTGTGCCGATTGCTCCAAGGGTGACACCGAGATTTCCCTTGCCGTTGCTTGCATAAGTCATTTCTGCCATATATAAGCCTCCTACCTATATACCAGAATTATCTCATGTCTTTAGGCTCTCAATTCTCCTAATTTCCTTATAATTTCTTCCTCAGTTACACTTTTTTTAGGATTAGTAAAACCAATAAAAAAAAGAATCTTTTTTAGTGCAAGTAATTTTTTCTTTTGCAATCCCCCGACGCTGAGGTTAAGAAAATCAGCAACAAACCTTTCATCTTGCATTCTTGAGTATGAGCGTGCAAGAATTTCTTTTTCTAAATCTGTAAGCATCGCAAGTTCACAGATTTTCCTTAAAGAGTATTCGTCTATACTCTTTAAACTTTTTGTGAGTAAATTTCTTCTTATATCCATATAACTAATTATGATACCTTGTTATTATAATAACAGTTCAATTTCACTACTAAAAACTTACAAAAAACTTACTTTGCGACAAAATGATTAATAAAAAGACAGATTGTTAATTTTCTGAAAGATTGTAAATTTTTCTTTACAACTTGATTTTAATCTTTTATAGTTTTCGACATAAAGAAGTAAATCTTCCTTATAATCCATATTTTGCCTTCCCTGTCCTTGGAATGGGTAGGCTTTTTTTATGCGTAAAAAAAGCACCTAGCAACACCTCTTTGAAGTTGCTGGTGCTAAATATTTATTCTAGTAGACTTATGATACATTAATTATATATCAAAACTCCGAAATCCACTACAAAAAAAGTTATAAAAAATTATAGTGCTAAGATTTTTATAGTTGGAAAAGGTGTAAAAAAATCACAATGCGAAAAAGAAAAGAAAGAGAGCCATTATCTGATGAACAGAAAGAGAAGAGGAGTGAAGCAATTTCGAGGATTGTTCTTCCCTTGGCTAATGCTACCTTGGCAAGTATTGCTCGGGTTGTGGTGGAACACCTATTCAAAGGAGCATAACATGACAGAATTAATTACAACATTAATTCTCTTTGTTGACCAAACATTAATCTATTGGGTTCCATTTTTGGTTGGCGTTGGCTACGCATTAAAGCATTGTACAAAGCTATCAAATAATCTTATCCCTCTAGCAGAGATAGGAATCGGAGCAATAATCGGGTTATTGTACGGTCTTGCAACTTATGCAGATTCAGAACTTGGTTTTCTGACAGTGCTAGGTTTTGCAGGACAGGGAGCATTGATTGGTATTATAGCAATCGCTCTTTATGACATGATTCATGGAGTTATCAAGCAGAGAGGATTGTGCAAGCTTGAAAAAAAAGAAAAAGCTAAAAAGGAAGGTGAGCCAAAATGAAAAAAATTGATTTTTCCAAAATGAGAACATTTACTTGTAATTTTATCGGTGCAATCATTGCCACAATCGTTGCATTCTTGTGCACATTGCCTTGGGGAGTTGGCTATGCTATTGACTGGGTTACAAACCTCATTCTCTATACTGTAATCATAGAGGTTTCTCTCGATTTAGTTATCAAGCTAAAAAATCAGAAAGAGTTACTCTGTTGGCAGTATTATGTTGGTCTTGTAGCAATCCTCTTGTCTAACTGGAGTTTCATGGCAACAGCAAAGCAGACAGAGAACAAGCCTTTCTTTATTTGGCTATCCATAACTGCTGCACTTACTGCAGTAACTGGCATTTGGTGGAATAAGGCAGTTAAGGGAGCATACGAAAAGAAGAAAGAAATTACTGAAGTCAAGGAGAATTAAAGATGTGGAAAAAATCATTTATCTTTTTGGTGGTCTGTCTCTTGGCAGCATCTTCACTTTATTGCTATCCCTCTTGGGTCTATGGCAAAAAGGAAACTCTGCAAAAAGTGGAGATTCCTGTAGAGACCAAGGAAGAGATTCCAACAGTGGCAATGGAAGAGGAACCAGCACCAGCAGAGGAGCAGGAGACACCCGAGAGCTCTTTGAACTCGGACGAACCATTGCCAAACGAAACATTGAAGGAGCAGGGAGAACAGTTGAAAAACTCTCTGAAAGAGGAGAAGGTATCAACGGCAGTAATCGAACAGGTATCTGAATATATCGAAAATACAAATCTCGGAGTTGATGTTATGACAGAGGCTTATAATTTAGAAGTTGAAAATCATGCAGAAACAGAGAGAGCATTAAAGAAGGTAACAAATGCTTTTCGTTTTACTGTTAATCCTTATATATCCTTTGATAAGAATTTTAAACAGCTAGAAGGCTATGGCTTGAATTTGATTGTAGCAAAGAAAGGCTTAGGAATCTCAATTGGAGCATATAAGCCAAGCTTCAGTTTTGAAAATTGGGAAGACACTCTGTTAACCACTGGTTTGTCTTTTACCTTTTAAAAATAATATACAATATTAAATGTAGATAAAAGTTTTTGTTCATTTCTAAAAGCAAACTCCTTATTTAAAGATTATTTGTCCCTCGATGTTTTTATCTTCCTTTGGTTTCATCGGGGGGCATCTTTTTGTGTATAAAATGTGTAAACACAAAAGCAAGATTTCTTTTGCTCTATATAAAAATCAAAAATATATCTTTTATTCACAAAACAATGCTTTTGCTGTTTATAAAAAGGATGGCACAGACTTCACACGGCAATGCCTTTATCGGGCTATTTCTATATAATATAAATATTTATAAAAAGTCATGCTGTTTATTTGTGTATGTTTTTGTGTATGAATCACTTGTTTTATCAAAAAAACAGGCTTAATCTATTTTTATGAAAATCAGTGAAAAATTATATAAGTTGCATTTTTTTAAAAATCGCAACATTGAAGCCGTGTTCTCTCATATGCCATACAAAAGAGTTTCGACAGGAACAAAGGATATAACAGAGGCTGTTCTTTTTTGTGAGAATTTTCTAAAGAATGAAGGAATCCTCGGCGATAAGATTCCTTTATTTTCTGAATTTGCAAAAGATTTTTACACAAGAAGAGATTATGACTCTATCTATGCAAGAGATAAAGCATTCGGTAGAGAGAAAAGAGAAAACTGGTATATAGATATGCAAAGAAATTTAGATAAGTATCTAATGCCAAGATTCAAAGATTATCCGATTGATTCCGTAAAACCTCTAAACATAGAAACATGGTTAATAGGACTACAGGAAATTGGTGCATGTTCTAAAAGAAAAATTCTCAATACTCTTAGAGTTATTCTCGATGATGCAATAAGAAAAGATTATATAAAAATAAATCCTGCAAGAACTGTGAAGCCTCCAACAGAAAAAAGAGCTCAAAAAGAAAGACGAGCTTTTTCTTTTTATGAATTAGACGAATTATTCCCTAAAGATGCCAACAAAAGAATCAAGATATGGGAAAATTTGATGTATGCAACATATTTTTCAATCATGTTTGATACAGGATTTAGACCCTGTGAAATTTCAGGCTTATTTGTTGGCAATGTCTATTCTACACCTCAAGGATTGGCAGTTTATACAACACACACATATAACACAGAATTGGGAAAAATCGTCGAAAGGGTAAAAACATCAGGCAAGGGCATGGAATCAAGGGTTGGTCTTTTATCTGATTTAACAAAAAAACTAGTTATTATGTATTTGGACGAAATAAAAACAACAGAGGAAAGAGAACCTCTCTTTTTAAAAAACAGAGCAAATAAAAACAGTATATTCACTCCACGGCTTGCAAATAAGAATTTTAAAAGAATATGCAAAAAATATAATATCGAAAATGTTACACAATATGCTCTTCGTCATACCTTTACAACATATAGAAGAGGGAATGTAAACGAAAATGCCCTTGCAATTGCAATGGGACATACAAACGGTGTTAGAGATGATTATGACCACAGAACAGCATCTATATTAATTGCACAGCTAGAGCAGGAAAGAGGAAAGATGTTCTCAGAAGAAGCACAGGATAAAGGTATTACACCTTTACTAGAAAAAAAACATGGATAAAAAAATGAGAGGGTCGATGCCCTCTCTTTCAGTCTCTACTCCAAATCATAAAGCCTTTTTTCAATGTCCTGATATCTTCTCTTTGAGCGTCAATGTAACGCTGAACCCTTTCAGGCTCATTTGTCCACTCCAGCTCTTTTCTTAAAAGTTGGATATAGTGGCGAGCCTGTATAATTAACTCGCCTGCAACATGTTTATTTACCTTTTTTACTATCATCTTTTTCCTCTTCTTCGTCCCATGCAACAACATAACCTTTATATCTAAACTCGTCTGCCAAATTGCAAGCAACAGCAATAAGGTTGGCAAATTTTAGAGCCTTTGAAGAATTTACAGCTCCCAAACTCTCGAAACGAATATCGAGGCGAGCGCCATCAGCTTCTTTATAATCGTCAAACACGACAGTATATTTGCTAAAGCCAAAATGCCTACAGGCTTCAGCTAGATTATTTTGAGCCATTTTAACCGACCTTCTAAACCTATCAATTTTTACTATCTTCTTATCCATCTTTTCTATCTCCTTATTTACATATATAATATTATATATTTCAAAAAGAGTCTAGCAATTTGTTATAAAAGAACGAATTATTAAAAAAATAAGCCATTTTAATTATGGCTTATTCATTTGTTGCTTAATCCAAGCATTGAGAGAGATTCCTTCTTCTCCTGCCTTTTTTTTGGCATGATAATAAATATCATGCTCCTCGGGAGCAAAGGTTAGATTGAATTGAATCAACCTTTGCAAGTTCTTCTGTTGAGCTCTTTTCAGGGCTTCTGACCTCATAGTATCTCTCCTCTTGCGATTCTCTCGCAATCCTTTTTTGAGGTAATTAGATTTACCTCTAGACCTTTTTGGGGTTTTACGCCGTCAAAAGTGTTGTTGATGACGTTTTTTACCGAGAGCCAACGATTTACGTAGGCTCTATCAAGGTGGTATCTGTTTCGATACCATGCTCTAACTTTTTTAATCTCTTTACCTGTCATTTTTTCTTACTCCTCGTCGTAGTCGTAATCCATGTCGCCTAAATCGACATCGCAAGCATTCCAGTCTGCAAAGAATCCGTCCTCAAATTCTATGCGACCTTCGCCTTCATATGGTTTGACATTAAACCATTTTCTGAATTCGAGAATTTTCCCGTCTTTTACAATCTGTAAAAAGCTATCCTCTCTATAACCGCCATTTTTAATAATGGCGTCAGCCTCTCGTTCTGCCTCCACTAAAGACTTAGCATTGAGTTTTGCTTCATCATATAAGCAATCATAAAGATGAAATTTCCCGTCTTTGATGATTGTTACTGAATCAGGCTTTGATAGTTCGAGAGTGATATCGTAATCCTCTGATACAGCTATCTCTTTCAGATGCTCTTCATCATCAACTGAAAAATACTCTTCTTTAATAAGATTAAACTCTTCATCAGAGAGTTCTCGCTTAACAGCCTTAATGACTGTTTCGTGCTTGTCAGATGAGCATAATCTTTCCCACATAGAACAAGCCTCTATGCCAGCATCTTCGGCACTCTTGCAGAGAACTGTCCAAGAGCCCTCAGACTTAAATTCTTTACCAAAAATTCCGTCTCTCCAAAATCCTGATTCCTTTAAAACTCCAAATAATTCCATATTTTTCTCCTTTATTAAATTTAGAGGGCTAGGCTATAGCCCTCCTATTTTAAAATTCAAATGTCCCAGCTTTCTTGTAAATCTTAGAGACATTTTGCTCAGTCAAGAAAGCAGTGAATCTCTTGTCAGCTTCTTCTCTGTTAGAAGCATGGAAGCTTTCACAGAGAACCTGTTTTCCCCATTTATGAAGAAGATATTTACCTTCTTCATAGTCCTCTTTCTTGCTAGTTTCGATGTAGAATTCGGACTTATTGTCCTCTTTCATGTACATTGAAAATGACACACGGGGGAACATATTGTTTGGATATGCTTCACAATATGCAACTAAATAATCATCATGTATGTTTAACATCTCTTTTTCTCCTTATTTATACATATATAATATTATATATTTAATATTTTGTCTACTCTTATCGGAAAAAATCAGACATTTTTTCTTAATTTTTTATGATTACCAGTTCGTCGGCTTACTGTTTAATGCTTGCTCTAAAGATAATGCAGTGGCAATTCTATCAGCTTCATAAAGATTTAAAGCATTCTCTGTGAGAGGAGATGATGAATAGTCGTAGCTATCCTTGATTGAGGTCGGATTAGATATAGTCAATCTAACTTTGCCGTCTTTCGTCTCAACTGTAATAATGCTCTCGATAATCATTGATGTTAAGCCTTGTGCAACTTCTGTTGTATATTTTCCTTTCAAAAGTCCCGATTGTTTATCACTAATTTCTAAGACCGATTTTGAGTCTTTAAAGCTATCAACAAACCAAGATGCAGCAGAAACAAACAGTTCGTCTTTTGTTTTGTTCTCAACTGTAATAATTTGCGAGAAAGACGAAATATCATCTTTGTAGATAGTTGCACATGATGTGCATAGAGTTACAATTGCAAAAACGATTAACAATAAATACAATACGGATTTTTTCATTTTCATTTTCTCTCCTTAATAATCCTATATATATATTATATAGACCATTTTTTTTGATAATAAAAAAATATCATCAACTAATTTTGTTTTTATTTTTATTTTCTGTCTTCTCAAAGCTCTCTATAACAAGGGATAGAGCCTCCAAAAGATGCTCATCCCTCATAATGGCTCTAATCAGAGCTCTTGCTTGTGGATTTGTTCTCACATATTCAACTTCAGGAGAGTTGCAGAATGATTCTCTTCCCGTTAATAAGTAATTCACATCTGTATGCAAATAATCAGCAATTCTTATTAAATCTTCTATATTTGGTAACCGATTTTCACTCCGATTGTCTCTTATTCGATTGTATTTCAGATTTAAATCTTTACATATCTGAGTGACAGTCAGATTTCCTTTCTTTTCATCGACTCTTTGCCAAAATTCATATCCTAAATTTTCATTCATAAGCTCATTTAAATTTTTTGTCGGAAAAAATGCTACAAAAATGTAACAAAAATGTAGCTTAGTCTGAAAAAATACTATATAATATATTTGAATGTAGGGTAAAACCCGATATATTTTTATTATGGAGGTTTGTAAGGAATGAAGGATTACACAGGGCAGTTGAGGACAAGAATTACTCCTGCCGAGTATAAAGCCTTCAAGGCTCTTGCTAGAGAGCATGGCATGACAATTACTGGCTATATTGATGCCATAATTCGTCAGGAATTAAGCAAGAAACAATGTGTTTCTTGTAATGATTTTAGAAGGAACTCAGTCTCAGAGTAGTGAGAAAATCTTAATTATAAGGAGAAAATCAGCAAATGAAAAAGGAAGAAAAAAAGACAAAGGCTATTAACATCTCTGCTAATAGCTGGGTAATTATCGACAATGAATTTATCATTATCGATAGAAAAAAGGGAGCTAAGAAATGACAGTCCAGCTCCCTGAAATTGAAAAATTAGAGACTACAATCTCTAATCTCAAATGTGAATTTAATTATTTCATGACTACAAGTTATCTTGTCAAGAAGACTGTGACAATTTCGGATATTGCAAGATTGGAAGGTGTATCTGTTTCACAGCTTAGAAAAGGTGGCAAAGAGCGTTATTTACTCCCACGCTTTGGCGTGTCAGGATACCCAACTGGCGCCGTCAGGTGGAATATCTCTGAATATCTCGAGTGGAGGGCTGTAGACCCGAGAGAAAGACAGCAAGCCTATTTAGAGTCCTTAAAAAATAGGACTATAAGGGCTTATAACGAGAAGAGGGCTTGAGCCATGAAAAGACTCGTTATCCATGATTATGACACATGGATTGCTCAGAGGAAAAACCTCATACAGGCTTCGGACGCAGCATCTATCCTTGGAATAAGCCCTTGGAAGACAGACGCTCAGTTATGGGACGAGAAGTCAAAAGGCATCACAGAAGATATATCCTCAAAGCCATGTATCATTTATGGCAAGAAGATGGAGCCCGTCATTAGAGAATCTTTCTTGATTGATAATCCATATTTCTCATGCGATTATCATGAGTTTGATATTCTCGTGAGTGATGCTAGACCATGGCAGGGTTGCACCTTAGACGGAGAGTTATCTGTAGAAACTCCCTTTAATCCGTGGGGCTTATGCTTTGGAGATAGAGGCATTCTTGAATGCAAAACTGGTTCTTTTAGAGGCTTTAAAGACTTGCAGGATTGGGAAGAAATTCCTCGGCATTACTACTGGCAGATTCTACATCAATTGTCAGTAACGGGGTGGGATTTCGTCATTCTCACAGCACGCCTTAAGAGAGACGCCTTTAAGGACGAAGATAAGGGATTCCCACAGATAGAGCACAGATCCTTCATTCTTTACAGAAAAGCCGTAGGAGATGATTTAGAGCTTTTGAATGAAGCAGAAGAGAAATTCTATCAGTCACTCAAAAGTGGAATAAGACCAACATTTAAATTATCAACAAAGGAGATTATAAAATGGCAGATTTAGAAATGAGATTAAGTACCGAAGTAGGAACGATAAGTTATTCTGATTTGGAAAAGTTACCTGCTTACATTGATGAAGCATTAAGACAGATAATGCCTATCGACGAACAAGGAAACTTACCTCTTCATGCAGTAAGTGCAAGCAATCTTCCTGAAGCTAAAGATACTCTAGCTAAACTAAGAAAGTTAGACAAAGCTCTTGAAGACGAAAGAAAAAGAATAAAGAAAGAGTGGCTCAAGCCATATGAAGAGTTTGAAGCTACATACAAGTGCAAGAAAGAAGCTCTAACAAGAGCAATTACAACTCTTGCTAGTGATGTGTCTGACGTTGAAAGAGATATCGACAATTACAAGCGAAACGGATTGACCTTGAATATCCAGAAAGACGCAGACGCTATGAGAGTAGGCTTAGGAGATTTAGTCAAAGATAATCCTTCTCTTTGGAGCAGAGTTTGGAACGATAGTTATCTTAACAAAACAACATCTTCCACCAAAATTGTCGAGACTTATCGCACAGCTTTGAGAGACATCATGACAGAGCTTGAAACGATTGATGCATCAGAAGACCGAGATAAGCTTTTGCAGGCTTATTATCGATTAGGCAATCTCACATTAGCTCTAGCCGAGGTACAGAGATTTAAAGATTTAGAAAAGAAATTTAAAGCTAAAGCACCTGAGCCACAGCCTGCACCACAACCACTACAGCCAACTCCACAAGTAGAAGCGCCCAAAGAAGAAGAGGAATTTACATACAAGTCTTTCAAATGTTGGCATAAAGATGCAACGGCTTTTAAGGGCTTAATTCAGTATATGAAAGATAAAGGCTTTCACTGTGAAATATTAAAATAATTTTATATAATATAAGGAGATAGACATAATATGTATAACAGATTAGCAAAAACAGGAATAGAAAACAACAACGAAAACGAGATGTCAGTAACTATGCCGATGAAGAGCAATTTAATGAATAATGTTTTGGCATCAAATCCAGCTATTGCGAGAGAAGTTGCGACTGTACAAACTCAGATGATAATTGCTCAAATGTGTCCGAGAGATATGTCAGAAGTACAGCAAAGAGTTGCATCTGCTTGCTCAAGATTACAGTTAGCATCGTCAGCTATTTATGCTTATGCAAGAGGTGGCTCTGATATCAAGGGTGCATCAATTAGACTTGCTGAAGCTCTCTTAAATGCTTATGGCAACTCAAAAGCGGGCTTTGAGATTACAAGTCAAACAGAAACGGAAAGCACTGTCAGAGCTTATGCCTTTGACATGCAGACAAACACATTAATGGAAAGAACGTTTGTTGTGCCTCATGTAAGACACACAAAGACTATGGACTATGCCTTAACAGACCCTCGAGATATTTATGAAGCAGTTGCAAATCAGAGCTCAAGAAGGGTTAGAGCCTGCATCTTGGCTATAATTCCCAGCGATTTACAAGAGTTTGCAATCAACAAATGTAATGAAACCTTACAAGCCAAAGTTAAAATTACGCCAGATTCTTTAGAGAAACTTATCGAATCTTTCTCTGCATTTGGAATTTCTAAAGCACAGATAGAAGACTTTATTCAAAGGAAGCTTGAAGCAATCACTACAAGCCAGTATCTAAATCTAAAGCAGATATATGCATCTTTGAGGGACGGAATTGCAAAGCCTGAAGACTTCTTTAAGAACGAAGAAAAAATCGCCGTAGACGTACCGAAAGTCGAAAATAGTATAAACTCACCACTTTTAAAAGAAAACGCACCTACACCGTCAAATTCTGCGTCTGACGAAGAGTTTGAAGAAGAGTTTAACGACGACGAATTTAATTTCTAGTAAATTCTGCTCTCTAGCTGTTCTCGGTTTTCCTCTCGATTAAGCAAACAACACAAATATAACAGTCATTCATGGGGACAGTTAGGGAGCTTTTGGTAATTGATAAATAGGAGTTTTCTAATGGAGATAATCAGGTTTGGAAAGGAAAAAAAGCAAAATGAATGGAGAATTAATGCCATTCTCGGATTTTGCCATTCTCGGGCAAACTGCAGGCTTTGTCCTCTTTCTAAAACAACTTGCTATCGACGAAAAAAAACGCTCACTGATTTATCTGTGGACGAACAAAAAGAGGCTCTTCGAATCATCGTTAAAGAGGATTTTTAACAGATATGGAATTGAAATTTGAAATATTAGGAAAAGCTCAAGGGTTAGATAGAAGTAGACAAACATCTCAAGGCTTTAGATTTGATTCTGCGAAAAATAGAAGCAATAAAGCTCTAATCAGAATGGTTGCAGAAAATGAAGCTGAGAAGATAAATATTTCTCTGCCTATTCCTGCAGGTCGAACTGGTTATCAAATCTGTTTAGATATCGAAATTGCACCGACTAAATCGTGGACGAAGAAAAAGCTTAAAGAAATTGAAGAGGGACTTTGGAGACCTTTATCAAAGCCCGATATCGATAATGTCTTAAAGCTCTATCTTGACGCCTTGAATGGCGTTGTAATCGAAGATGATAGGTTTGTAACATCAGTTTCCCTTACAAGAAAGTTTTCAAAAAAAGACAAGGTTATCTGTTCTCTTTCTTGGCAAGAGGAGAGATAGATAAATGGCTAAAAGAAAAGAGCCTTACATAACCATTCCCTGCACATTTATTGAAAATCTCAAAATCAAAAAAATGATTGCAAAAATTGGAAAGGCTGCAACTTTTGATTATCTGATGATTCTAGCTAAACACAGAGAATTTGAAGAATCGGATTTTATGATTCCTGATGAGATGATTCCTTATCTTGCTCAATCTTTAGGCACAGAAGAAAAAGAACTAAGAAAGACTATCTGTTACTGTTTAGGTGAAGGATTTCTTACTGGAATACAAAAAGAAGACGGAACTGAATATTTCTTCTCAGAAGACCAACGGCTAGACCTTCTTAATTGGAAAGTTGCGAGAGAAAGAATGAGTGAAGCAGGAAAGAAAGGTAATGAAAAAAGGTGGAACAAAGGAGAAACAACAGATGAAGAGCAAGAATAAAACTTTCTCTTATTTCTTATTACGTAAAGAAATATCTATCTTATTCTTCCTTTCTTGTTTGTGTAAAAGCGTTTTTGTGAAAAACGCGGTTATGGTTATGGTTATGGTTATGGTTATGGAGCGATCGGGTAGGCGATACAGGTAGGCGATCGGGTACCCGATAAGAAAGAGTAAGGAAAAAGAGAATATGCAGAAAGAAATTTTAAAGATTGTGAGATTGAAGTATGAAAGCCAGTCTTTGCAGTTTTCAAGCAGAGAAAGGCAAAAGAAAGCAAGGCAGCTTAAAGAGCTAAAGGAGAGGTTAAAAAATGGCAATAGATAAGACAAAAGCAATTTTCAATATTTTGATTAACGACTATTCAGAGCAAATGAAAAAGCAGGGAATTTCGAGGCATCAAAAAAGAATCCTGCATTGGAAGAGCGAAGCAATCATGCAGGCTTATGAAATGTACAACAAAATTGTAAAAAGCGACGACAAATGAAAAAAAACGCGCACAAACAGTTCTTTTTGTTAAAAACGTTAAATTATACCAATTTTAATAAACAATACGTTAGCGCGCGAATTTTGCGTACTGTAGTAAAGATTAGGAGTTTAAAGGAAAGTATGAATGTAAATACTGAAACATTTAGAGAAATTAAGACGGCTAAGGACTTAGATAAAGCCACAGCCGAGGTTGTGGCTGTAGTTGATGCTTATTGCAAGCAAGTGAGTGAATCAAAAACGGTTAGATTTGCTCATTGCGAGGCTTGCCCTTTTTATAGCAGCCAAAAAGACGACTGTCTTAAATATTTTATGCATGACTCAATAAATGAGCAGGCAGCATTAGGAGAATAGAAATATGGATGAAAAGAAAGAAATGGTTACTTTGAAGATTAGCGTCCATAACGCAATCGAAATATTTAACGCGTTGTATGTACTTATCAACAAAGAGGCAGACGGCAAAGTGGATTTTCTTTTAGATTCAGAATTTCAAGCAATTTTGGATTTTCTAAAAGGGCTTTATGATGCTCTAGACAAAAAAGGTTGCATTATATGGGGCAAAAGAGGAGAGATTAAATGATTGATATGTACACAATCGGAGTAATCGGGCTAATAACAATGTTTGCTTTGGTAATCATCTTGTTAGTGATGCTTATCAAAGACCAAGCAAAGGTCACATATAGGCAACAGGCTCTAGAAGAGAGGACATCAAGAGAGCTTGAGAGCTTCAGAGAAAGAGTTAAGAGCCTAGAGAGGAGAGAAAGGAATGACTGAAACGGAAGAGAAGAAGTTATATATAGAATTTAAAGCGGAATGCAAAGCAAGGCACTACAGGTGCAGTAATACCTGTGATACATACAACACCGAAGATAGAGACTGTGAGATATATGGAGATAGTCATCCGACCTACTCTCACTGTCAAGAGGCATTTGAAGCATGGCTAGAAAGGAAGGAGAAATAGATGAGTAACATATTTATTGCAGTCTTAACTCTAACTGACATTGTTATGTGCATAGGCTTTTTCGTAATGGGAAAGCTAATTGAAGAGCTAGAAGACAGAGTGAAGGTTTGTGAAAGCTACAACGAGCTAAATGAAAAAGAAATCATGGCATTAAAAGGCAGATGCCGAGATTTAGAAGAAAAGATTGAGGAGAATTGAGAATGAAATACACATATGAAGATATTATTATTAACCCTAACGACAAAAGATTAGAGGGAGCTATTGGAAAGAAAGTCTATTTAGATTCAAGTGCCCTTGATATTTTGAGGCAGGCAAACGAAAAAGGTATCCCAGACATCCTAACGGCAATCAACAAAGAGATAGCTTGCCCCTTTGACGGGGTCAATTACGGCTATCCTTTCGTCATCATCAAGAAAAAAAAGAAACTAGCTGAAAGCAAGAAGGAGCAATCAAATGGCTGAATACACATACAAGGATGTAATAATTGACCCACAAGACAAGAGGCTAAAAGGGGCTATTGGAAAGGAAGTTTACTATGACGATAAACCCATACTTGCGGTACAGTATGCAAATCAAAATGTAAAGACTGGCACTCTGATAAGACTAAATAAAAAAGGCGAGCAGTTCCCTTTTTGTGTTCAACGAAGAGAAGCTGAAGATAAATTTAACTATGTTTGTATCATCATCAAGAAAGAACCC